GTTTTTTTGTTTCCGTTATGATGGTAAATTCTTGATTTTACATCTGGAATATGCTAAAATAAAAAAAGTAATGCGGGTATAATTTAGTGGTAGAATGTCATGCTTCCGACCTGATAGCGAGGGTTCGATTCCCTCTACCCGCTCCATTTAAAATAAAGAGATACAGGATTTGACTGTATCTCTAATTTTATGATTTGACGTAATTTTGACGTAATTATAGGCAAAAAAATTAAAATAAATTGTCTAGCTTTTGACTAGCTTTCTTGTCTTCTTCTGAAACTGCATGTAAATAATAAGCGGAAGCGGTTGCAGGAAGATGCCCAAGTCTTTTAGCTATTGTTACAATATCAACACCTTTAGAAGCCAACAAACTTCCATTAGTGTGCCTTAAATCATGTAATGTAATATATTTTAGGTTGTTAGATTTAACAAAATCAGACCATTGCCTACTATATGTTGAAGGATATATAGTAAATAATAATTCTTCTTTATCTTGATTATTATAAAAATCTTTTAATTTTTTCATTAATACTTCAGGAGCTGCAAATTCTCTTGAACGTTTATTTTTTGTTTCTTTAAAAGTTGTACCATTAACAGTTCTGACTTTGTTCTGTTGAATATGAATAATATTGTTATTAAAATCAATATCTTTCCAACGTAAAGCTAAAACTTCTCCACGTCTAGCTCCCGTATAAAAAGAAACATATACCATAGTTTTAAAAGGATCTTCTGCTTTATCTAGAGCACTAAATAATAATTTTATTTCTTCATTATTATAAATTTCCTGTTCTTTTTTAGGTTTATTTTTATTGTTTGGGATAGCAACTTTATGTGCAACATTAGATTGTACTAATTCCCATTCAATCCCCTTTTCCAAAATTGCTGAAATTAGTTTTATATCATTTTTTATAGTTTTAGATGATAAATTATATTCTTCACATAACTTATTAGCTAAATCTTGAACGTGAAGCTTTTTTAGAGTATTTATTTTGTAATGACCAATATCGGGAAGAATATGTTTATTAAGTTGATATTTATAATTAATTATAGTGGTATCTGACAGGTTGTTCTTTGCATATTTATCTAAAAACATTTGAGCTAATTCAGTAAAAGATAAATTAGCAGAAATATAATTCCCTTTTTCTACTTCTGCTATAAATAAAGATAATTTTCTACTAGCTTCTGAAGCAGAATTTGCCTTAACTGTTTGCGTATATCTTTGCCCACTACACATATATTCAAGGAAATAACTATTTTTCCCTCTTTTTCTCATTGTTCCTGCCATTATTTTGTCTCCTTTTTAGATTTATAAACATTATTAATATCACGAGCAAACATATAAAATGAAAAAGCTGTTAAAGATATAGTTAGAATATAATTTAAAGCACCAAATCCAACACCTAAACGTCCGAGAAGAGTGCTTATATTACAAATACCACTTATTACTATAAATAATAAGATTAACGAATATAGTATGTTTCCAAGATATTTAATAAATTTCATTTTATTTCATCTCCATTTTACCAATATACTTACCAATTATTTTTATTTCTGTATCTTTTCCATAAACCTGAGTAGTAAAATTTGAGTCAGTACTTAATGGTTCTAATATTATTAAATCTCCTTGTTTAGAAAATTTCTTTAATGTGGCGTCATACCCGTTTACTAATACAACAGCGATATCTCCATTCTCAACTATATCTGTTTTTCTAATAAGAGCATAAGCACCGTTTTTAATTTCTTTATTCATGCTTTCACCATTGACACGAAGAAAAAAACATTTTTCTGGATCTGCAATATTCATTAAATCTGGATCAATAGGTATTCTACCCTCAATGCACTCTTCAACCCAGTTAGGTTGTCCTGCAGAAATACGACCGATACACTGGCACCATATAATATTTAGAAGTAGTTTCTAAATTAGATATAAATTTATGTGCTCTTTCTGCCGAAGTTAAATTAGAGATTATTGTACTCTCATCTATTTCTTCTAAGATTCTCTTCATTTTATTCCAAGCACATTGTTCTGCTTTTTCGAAATAAGCTTGTTTATCAGCTAATAATTCTGAATTATTTGTTAAAACTGATAATTCTTTGTTTATTAACTTAAAGTAATATTTAGTAATTAATTCATAAGCAAAATAAATCAAAGAATCTTCCATGTCGTATATTTTTACACTAAGTTCATCTGTGGGTACCATATAATTTTCTACAAAAGCTGTTATTGCTTTTTCTAAATCTGACTTATCAAGTTCTAAAGCTTTTAGATTTTTAATTAAATCATCTTTTATTTCTATGTTTAAATAATTAGTTAGTTCTTCAGCATTAGTTCTAAAATTACTCTTTCCCATTAAATAATCCATAGAACAACCAAACAGCTCGCACATTTTAGATTTTATTTCGTCACTAGGAGCATTTGCCCCGCTTTCATAATTAGCAATACTTGATTTTGCGTTTAAACCTAATAATTCTGCAAGTTGTTCTTGAGTATAGCATTTTTCTTTTCTTAAAAATTTTATACGTTCAGCTATAATAGGTTTTTCTTCAATCATTTTAAATCACTCCTAAAAGTATTTTAACATATAGTTCAGAAAAAGTAAACAGCTTAAAAAATTTTTTCTTACAGTTTCTAAGAATAGTTCAGCCTTTAAAAACTTTTTTTAAAAAACTATTGACAAGTTCAGCTATTCTGATATAATAAGTACAGTAAAACAAAACTAAGGAGGTGCGGAAATGAACCAATACAGTCAGTATGTATATACAGAAGAACTTAAAAGAGAAAGAAAGAATAAAGGGTTGACTATTATAGATATGGCTAAACTACTAGGTTTTAAAAGTAAAGTTACATATTACAATATTGAAAATGGAATTTCAGAACCTAAAATATCTAACATAAATAATATATCTAGAATACTAGGGAAATCTCCAAGAAAATTTTTTAATTTCAAAGTTCAGTAAAACTGACAAAACAAGGAGGCTGAAATGGAACAAAACTTATTAACAATAGAAGAAGTAAAAGTTTATTTTAAAGTAAAAGACACAAGAACAATAAATAAATTCATAAGGCAAGGTCTTAAATATGTTCCAGTTCGGAACTAGAGATAAAAGATTTGACCCTAAAGACTTAAAAGAATTTGTTGAAATACAGAAACAGTTAGCACAAGAAACTCTAGATATAAAACCTATAAAAAGGAAAGCAAAATCTAGAACACTTAATGTAGATTTTCAAAAGAGAAGAATAAATCTTGAAATGAATAGAGTAGTTTAGAAAGGAAGTGATCACAAATGAAAAAGATTAAAATAAACAAAGCAAAATTAGCAATAAACATATTAAAAACAGAATGTATGATTTTTCTAGCATTAGTATATGACGTAATGTTTATAGCTTATTTAATTAAGTAAAGAAAGGAGTTGAGGAATATGTTTAGAAGCAGAAAAGAAATGCAAAGTTTAATTGATTCAAGCAGAAAATCATTAGCAGAAGCAGAACTACAAATAGCAGAAAGAAACAAATTAATAAGAAATGAAATAGCAGAAAAAGAACAATTGAAATCTAAAATAAAAGATTTAGAAAACAACATAGAGTTTCTAGTTAATAATTTAAGTGCTAAAAAAAGAGAACTAGTTAGACCGCTAAATCAAAACTAGTTCAAAATAAGAATTTGTATAAATTCACATACATTTATTATACAGATTCTTTCAAAAAAAGTCAAGGAAAGGAATAAGTAAAATGAAAAGTACAGGAATTATAAGAAAATTGGACGAGCTAGGAAGAATAGTTTTACCAAGTGAGTTAAGAAAGAATTTAGAAATATCAGCCAAAGACTCAATAGAAATATTTACGCGAGGAGAAGAGATTGTATTAAAGAAATCTCAACAATCTTTTAAAGTTTGCCAAGAATGTGGAAAAGTACTAAATAAAAATGATAATTATTGTAGCGACTGTGGAAAGGAGCAATAGTTATGGAACAAGTAGAAAATCCAATGGTAATGCCAGAGTATGAATATAAATCAGACTATATGCCAGACAATGTATGGGCAGAAAGAGAAGATAGAGATCATCAAGATAAAATTTTTGAAGAAATGATAGAGGAGGAAAGATAATGGACTACAAACAACTACAAGAAATAAATAATACATTAAAGACAACAGATATAAAAGGAAAGGCTTACACAGAAGTTAATCAAAGAATTTTAGGATTTAGACAATTATACCCTAATGGAACAATAGAAACTTCAATATTATCTAATGAGAACGGTGTATGTGTAATGGAAGCAATTATAAAAGATGAAGAAGGGAAAATTTTAGCAAAAGGACATGCTTTTGAAACACAAGGTTCAAGCTATATTAACAAAACAAGTTATATAGAAAATTGCGAAACTTCTGCGATAGGTAGAGCTCTAGGGGTTTTAGGAATTGGAGCTGAAACAAGCATTGCAAGCAAAGAAGAGATAGAAAAAGTAGAAGACGCAGACATATATAAACATAATATTTTCAAAATAAAAGAAAGAGTGCAGCTTACATATACTCAAAAAATAAAAGATGGATTAACAACAAAAGAAATTGCAGAAAAATTACACAAAACTGAAGATGAGGTAAAAGCAATATTTAGTTATTTTGATACTTTAAGCAATTTTGAAAAGGATTTATCAAACATTGATACAAAGTCAAGATAGGAGTGGCTTTATAGGTGCAAGTGATACTAGCTTTGTAGTTGGAAATTGGGGAACAAAATCTTTTGAAAATTGGTGGCTTGAAAAATTAGCATTAAACAAAAATAGTTTTAGCAATGAGGCAACAAAAGCAGGAAACAATTATGAACATAAAATTTTATCAGCACTAAATATTCCAGAGCTAGAATTTGATAAACAGATAATAATAGACAGATTAAGAGTAAATTTAGACGGAAACACAAGGGATTGCATTTATGAAGTGAAAACACACAATATAAACAAAGAATTTAAAGTGTCAAAACAATATTGGAGGCAAGCACAAGTAGAAATGTATGCGTACAATACTAGAAATCTATATATAGTTTCATACGCATTGCAGGAAAGTGATTATAAAAACTATTTTAATGAAATTGATCTAGATAGAGTCAAGTTTCACAAAGTAGAATATGATGAAGATTTTATAAACAACGAGTATTTACCTAATTTAAAAATATTAATGGAATGTTTGAAAAAGGGAACATTTCCAAGAAAAGAGGATTAAATAAAACAGAATTTACAATTAGTAGGGACAACAAGAATATTTGCAAAAGAGCTTAATGGAAAAACGGTTTATAGTACAAGTATTAGCAGTAAAAACATTGATGGAACATACGACAAAATGTATATTGCAGTACAATTTCCAAAAGGCACAACAATAGAAAACAAAACAGATATAACAATAATAGAAAGCTTTATGAGTTTTTACAAAAATAAAGATGGATTAGCAATGCCAAAAATAGTAGTAATGAAATTTGAAAAAGAAGAACAAGAAGAAATTAATAGCAGTCAATTGCCTTTTTAGGAGGTAATTATGATAGGGACAGCAGAAACGTTAGTAAAATGGTTGTTTAATCAAAAAAGAGAAAAGCTATTTGAGATAAAAGAACATAAAGAAAAAAGAACTCTTACACAAAATGCGTATTTGTGGAGTTTAATTAATGAAATTGCAAACAAAATGAGATTATCAAAAGATGATACGCATTTAAAAATGATAAAAGACTATTCTCAATCAATGTTAGTAACAATAAGAGCTGATATAGATGTATCAAAGTTTTTTAAATACTACGGTTTCGAACGAGAAGCTAAAATAAGCGGAGTAAATTTCAAAATATATAAAGTATATGAAGGCAGTTCTCAAATGGACAAAAACGAATTTAGAGTACTTTTGGATGGGGTAATACAAGAAGCACAGCAACTAGGAATACCTACATTGACCCCAAGTGAAATAGAAAAGTTGAGGTATATAGAAAATGATAGTAACAAATCTAAATAATTCATTTAATCCAGTACCTAAAGAAAAAAGAATAAAAAATAAAAAACTTTTGCAAGATAAAAAACGGAATATGTGAAATATGTGGTAAAAAAGGACAAACAGAAAAACACCACATAAAAACAAAAGGCTCTGGAGGAAATGACACAAAAGAAAATTTAATAGAAGTATGTAGAATATGCCATACAAAAATACATACTGGAGAAATAAAAATTAAAAATAGCAACAGAGGTTAGGCACAAACTTAACCTCTGATTTTTACGAAAGGAGAAAGAAATGGCAGAACGAAGGATGTTTGCTAAAACAATAATAGATAGTGACGCTTTTCTGGACATGCCTACATCAGCAAGATTGCTTTATTATGATTTATCTATGAGAGCAGATGACGACGGATTCATAAATAGTCCTAAAAAAATAATAAGAATGACAGGAGCGTCAGATGACGATTTGAAAGTCCTCATTGCGAAGAAATTTGTTATTCCTTTTGAAAATGGAATAGTCGTAATAAAGCATTGGTTAATTCATAATTACATAAGAAAAGATACTTATAATGAAACACAATATAAAGAACAAAAAGCTATGTTAATATTAGATGAAAATAAGAGCTATAGATTAATTAATAATATTAGTCAACGAACCGTCGACGAACCGTCGACACAGGATAGGTTAGGTAAGGATAGGTTAGGTAAGGATAGTATAGATAATTTACCAGCTTCCGAAGAAGCTTCTTCAGCTGATACTGCAAAAGCCAACAGAAAACATAAATACGGAGAGTATAAAAATGTGCTGTTGAAAGATGAAGAATTGCAGACACTGAAAGAAAATTACCAAAACTGGGAGGAGCTTATCAAATATTTAGACGAGTACATTGAAATGAAAGGATACAAAGCCAAATCTCATTATCTTTGTATAAAAAAATGGGTAGTAGACGCAGTAAAGAGAAATCAGCCTAAAAAACAAGAAAAGGATTGGGATGAATGGGTAAAAAAAGATGGATAGAAAAGAATTTAAGTGCTATATAAACCAAATAGAAAATTTTTATGGACAAAAATTAAACGAAGTTGAAAGAGATATTTGGTATGAAAATCTAAAGTTTATGAGTGTAGAAAGATTTAATTATATATTATCAGACATCTACAGAACAAACAAATTTATGCCTAGATTAGCAGATATTTTACAAGTACATAAACAAATACCTTACACAGCAAAAAAAGAAGAAAGAGAAATAAAAAGTAGTTGTAAAAAATGCAACGGAGCAGGTTACGTATTTTATACAAAAGAGATAAACAACAAAAAATATAAATATTCAGCTGTATGCGATTGCGGAAGGTGTGAAAGATATGACGGAACAAAATGTGCAGACCCTAAAAATAAAAGCAAATATTATATACCAACAATAGCAGAAACAGGGCTAAATATACAAGAAAACAAACCAACAAACGATGAAATAGTTAGAAGTATGAAAATGCTTCAAAATAGCCCAATAATAAGCGAAGATATAAAAAATATCATAAGAGAAAACTTTAGAAGGAGAGTAAAAGTATGAAAATAGCACAAAAAGATAGAATTATAAATTACATACGAGAGTTCGGTTCAATATCTAGCTGGGAAGCATACGCAGACTTAGGAATAACACAGCTAGGAGCAAGAATAGACCAGCTCAAAAAAGAGGGCTACGAGTTTAAGACTGAATGGGAAAGCAATACAAACAGATTTGGAGAAAAGACAGATTATAAAAGATATTATTTAGCAGATATGGTTTCAGAGAATATGAACCATATAACACAGATTTAGGAGGTAGTTATGGAAAAAATAAATATCGATTTATATGGTGGGAAAAGTATTTTTGGAGGAAGAGAAAAAGCGTTAAATGCAGATATAACATATTGTGAGAAATATAAAGAATGTAGTTTTTACAAAAAAGGTAAATGTTTTTGTGCAGGAAGAATAGGACCAAATTGTAAATATGGAAGAAAAGAAAATATTACAGGATATACAAGTAGAGCAATTAAATATAATGAGTTTAAAAGAAAATATAAGGAAGATGAATGCTATGCAAAACTTAATGAACCTAACAACAAAATAGGAAAAATAGGAAATACATTTGTTATAAATATGAGATATTTGCACGAAATGGAAGGTGGAGGATACAAAATAGAAACAAATATATTTTCACATCCGCTAATATATATTCCAGAGAAAGACTTTACAAATAACTTAATACATATAATTTGTGACGGAAAACCAAAAACATTCTTTGAAGATGAGATAATAAAAAATTATATAGAAAAAGATGTTCCAAGATTTCTGTATGAGTTAAAAACTGAATTTAATGAAATCTATAAAAGTTTTATTAATGAATATCCAGAATACAGAGACAAAGAGATAAACTTTGTTGGAAGGAAAGCTTATATATATTCTTTAAGAGATGGAATAGAACTAAAAGATAAAGCAACATTTGTAAAGCAAGGAGAATATTTAAAAAGTATAACAAATTACAGTTCAAGCTTTTTACCATTCAACGCGAAAGAAACAGAATTGATAATAAAAATTAATCCTAAAATGACAGTTAAAATAACAGACAACTCACAAGTGGATGAAAATACCATATTTGAGGATTAGCTTATGACAGAATTATGCAAGAAATGTTTAGGATGTAATAAGTTAGAAGATAAAAACTTCAAAGGAGTAGAAGAGTGTGAGTATTTCACAATAGAGCAACTGAAATTTAAACTAGTGGAAGGAGAACAAATGAAAATATGAAATTTGAAATATTAGGAAAGCCAACAGGAAAGGGAAGACCAAGGCTAGGAAAATATGGTACATATACACCACAAAAAACAAGAGATTATGAAGATTTAGTGAAGTTAAGCTTTAAAAACAAATACAAGGTAGAACCAAGCGAAAGAGAAATAAAAATGAAAATAACAGCAGTATTTGAGCCACCTAGAAGATTAAGCAAAAAGAAAAGAGCAGAGTTAATAGACTGGGAACAAGGCTATATGCATAAGCCAGACATAGATAATATAGCAAAAATAATACTAGACGCATTAAATGGACTAGCTTATAAAGATGATAATCAAGTTACTACTTTGTTACTCTTTAAACAATACGGAACAGCAGATAAAGTTGTTGTAGAGCTAGACGAGATTTAAGAAGCAAAGGAGAAGGCTATGAGTAGTAATAAAAAAGCAAAAGAAGCATTGATAAAATTATATGGCAAAGAGTGCTTTATAGAAAAACTACATTTAAGACCTGATACGGAAAGAAAATATACTGGTAAAGCACAATATCACAGAATGAAACAATTAACTTATCATCATATACAGGAGAAATCAAGAGGACGGAAAAGCAACAGTTGAAAATGGAGCATTATTATCAGCAGAAAACCAGATTCTGCTAGAGAAAGAATAGTGCAGTTGTTAGGTGACTTGCCAAGAATAGAATTATTTGCAAGACAAACAGTAGATGGTTGGGATTGTTGGGGAAATGAAGTTTAGATAAGAAATTGAAGGAGGGAATATGTCAAAAATAAAAGAGAGGAGTAAATAAGATATGTCATTTAGTGCAACAAAATTTATAGAAAAACAAATTACTAACACAAGAGGATTATGCAAAAGTTGTAAATTTTATAAAACAGCAAAAATAGTAGATGAAGTAGAAATTTGTACATTAAGTGACAAATTTTTAATTCCAGAATATGAGCCTAATTATACTTGTAGAAATTTTGAGAGGAGTGATACATAGTGAAAGAAAAAACAGCTGATGAAGTTTTTGAAGAGTTAGGGTATGAAAAAATAATTGAAAGTAATGTAAGAATTGATTATGAAAAAGAAGGACAGTTTTTTGATAAAGAAATAGTTTTTGGACTAATTGATAAAATTGTATGCGTAGAGTTAGGAACAGGAGAAAGTGCAAATATAAATGTGCAAGAACTACAAGCAATAAATAAAAAAGTAGAGGAATTAGGATGGAATGAAAAGAGTTAAAATTGGAGATAGGTTTGGAAGATTAAGTGTAGTTAAGGAATTAAAAGAAAGAAGTAAAGATGGACATGTTGTATATGAGTGTAAATGTGATTGTGGCAATACTGTAAAAGTAAGAAGTAAAGAGCTACTTAATGGAGATACAGTTTCTTGTAAATGCTACCAAAAAGAACAAGTTAAAAAAAGATACAAAAATGGAACACAACCAGATAGAATTTTTAGTGATAAATTAAACAAAAATAATAAATCTGGAATTAAACGGAGTCTGTTTCGATAAAAGTAGAAATAAATGGAAAGCAACATATCAATATCAACGAAAAACATACAATTTAGGAAGATATAATACGATATTAGAAGCCGAAGAAGCAAGAAAAAAATTTGAAAATGAAATAAGACAAAAGCTAGGAGGTATTTTAAGTGAAAGAAAAAATAAAAAGAATAATAGAAAAAATTAAAGATATATTTAGTTTGCATTGTCCTGAATGTGGTGGAAGAATGGAATGTGAAGATTTAGATATGAAAATAGATCACTTTATATATAAGTGTGAAAAGTGCGGAAAGAGGTGGTTTTAATGCAATTATTTGAAGATTTAGTAAAATGCAAAGATTGTATGAATAATATAAACAATAAATGCTTCTTATTTCCAGGGAAAGATATAAAAGAAGAAGATACAGGTTGCTATGTAGGAATAGATAGAAACAATAAACAAAAACTTGTGGGGGGGAGTTATAAGTGAAGGAAAATAATATTGAAGAAGATATAAAAATAGTTGAAAATTATTTAGCACATAGTGCTATAAATGAAACAGACAGTGATTTCTTTAAAAATGGTGGCTGGGAAACAGTAGATTTGGAAATACCAAAATCTATGCAACATATTTTATCAGACTATAAAAGAGTATTAAAAGAGAACGAGAAAAAAGACGAATTAATAGAAAGAATAAGAAGATTTTTGTTAAAAGAAAATAAGATGTGTGATTATCTCAATTATCAGGAAAGTGAGGAATAAATGAACGAGGAAGTATTAAAATCATATGAAGAGTTAAAAAGAAATAGGAATATAATAAACACAATAGAACCTGATTTTTTCTTTGAAATAGTGGATTGTTTATTAAAAGAGAATGAAGAATTAAAAGCCTTTAAAAAACAAGTAACAGATATTGAAAGCACTAACTTTATAAAATATAAAAATTATATTACAGTTCAAAAAGTAAAAGATAAGATAGAAGAATTAAAAAAGAAAGTAGAAGAGCTGACAGACGAGAAAGGCTATTGGGGTGGCAGTGATTTATTAGAGCAGATAAAAGTTTTACAAGAATTATTAGAAAAGGAGAAATAATATGAACGAGGAAGAAAAGAAAGTAAAGGAGACAAAAGATAATGGAAGTACCAGAAATTTATAGAGGTATGAAAAAAGTAAAAGAATACCCTAATCATGTACTATATAAAGATGAATACGGAAGAAGAGTATGTAACAAAGGAGGAAGGGATGGAAGAAACTAAAAAAGAGTTAAGTGCTTATTTATACAATAAGGAACTGTTAAAAGAAAAAGAACAGGATTTGGAAGAGTTAATAACAAAAGCAGAAAAAATAACAACAGAATTAAGTGACATGCCAAAAGGAACTCCGATAATCCAGGATAAGATAGGCGAGTATGCCACAAAAATAGTTGAATTAAAGAATAGTAAATATAGACAATTAATAGATATGTATAAGTCTAAAGAAGAGATAGAAAACAAAATAGATATGTTAGAACAACCATATAAGAACATATTATATTTTAAATACATAAAAGGCAAGAACCTTACAGAAGTTGCAAATATAATTAACAAAGAATATAAGTGGACATGTAAACTATATGGAGAAGCATTAAAAAAATATAAAGAACACGACAAAAAAGGTTGAAACACGACTAAGAAATATGTTTTAATAATACTAGGTAAAAAAACATAAAAGTTTTGCGGAGACGAATTGGAAACAGTTTGTCTCTATTTTTGTATGCAATTAACGATACTAGATAAGTTAATATAAAGTTTTATTGATAGAACCTCCTTTCTGAATAAATATATTATATAAGTTTTGAAGCAATTCTAGTTAAGCTTAAAAAAGTATTGACAAAGTAGACATAAAGTGGTAATATTAAATAGCAAATTCGTTTTGCAAAAATAACATAGCATTGTAATGCTAGGAGGTATCATTATGAGCAAGTGGGACGGAAGGTATTCGACATCGCGTGAGGGTTCACAGTCTCTTGAAGACGATATCCTGGATGCTGGCAGAGGTAAGTTCACCTACGAGACCAGTACAGGAGGAACTGTCAGAGAGACAGACACTCGAATCGATGTATACGGTCCGAGCGACTCGAGTAAGGGCCATTCTCATGACTGGTACAATGGAGACACTAATGAACACGGTCATCACGACTAATTCTTAGGCAAAGGGAGCAACCAAATGGTTGCTCTTTTTGCATGGAAAAATCTTTTATAGAGCTACTTTGTAGATTACAGGGTGGCTCTATTTTTCTGAATAAAATAGTATGTAGTGATATGTTAAAGTTATATAAGACCATACAAAGGCAGGAAGTATGTATGGCGTTAACTTATTTCCTGCATATATCATTACATAGTGTTTTATTAAAAAACAAAAGAGGTGGCTATTATGATAAATAGTTTTCGAAAATATATGTGTGAAACATGTAAAAGTAAAGTATGTGAAAAAGGAATAACACTAATAAAACTAGACAACATGATAATAGCAAAATGCACAGATTATAAAAGAGACGAAAATAAAATAAAAGGGTATAAAAAGTCAAAATCAAGAATAGCAAAACAAAAGAAAGCACTAATGGGCTTTACACAAGAATATTAAGATGAATATTGATAAATGTATGAGAAAGTTCTGCCATGGATGCAGAAATTATGAGAAATGCTTTCCTACTAAGAAAAAGAGAAAAAAGGAGAGAAATAATGAAATTCAAAATAAACAATACTGAATGGACAATAGAAGAAGTAGACGAAGCCACAATAAATAATGAGATGAAGAGTGATGGTACTTTAGGAGTAACAATATATAGAACTCAAAAAATAATGTTACTAAAAGATCAAGCAAATATAATTAAGACATTAAAACATGAATTAACACATGTGTGGATGTATGAATATGGTCATAATCAAAACGACGATAAAACATTCAGCTATGAAGATGTATGCGAAATAGTAGCGAGTAGCAATGATTTTATAAATGAAATAGTAAAGCAATATAATTCAATGAAATTAAAAAGAGAATTAGGATATATAGGCGATGCAATAAATTTTTTGAGGTAAAAGATATGAATATAAATCAAAACATTAATAAATTATTATATGCTTTATCTACAAAAGGAAAAATATATAAAATAAACAGTTTTCAATTTTATAGTGAAAAAAATTGTAAGTACTGCACTAAATATCAAATATTAAAAAAAGAACAAGTAGAAGTATATAATGGAGAAACAGATGAATTTGAATTACAAGATAGATATGAACAAAAAGAAGAATGCTATAGTAAGGTTGATGTTATGAAATATCTAATGGAGGAATATAGGATGTGATTTTATGGCGAAGAGATTAAATGATGAAGAAAAAAAACAAATAATTGCATGTTATATAGAATGCCAAAATTTAAGAGAGACAGCAAGAAGGTTTCATGTTTCTCCTGATACAGTTAAAAGGTTGACAAAAGAGAATAAAGACATCGAACAAAATCTTGCTCAAAAAAAAGAAGAAAATACAAAGAATGTTTTAAATGAATTAGACAAAACGAAAAATAAAAGAATAAAATTGCTCAATAAAATGATTGACAAGATGGAAGAAAAAGTTGACAATATTGATAGGTTTACTAATGTTAAAGATTTAGCAACTGCGTATGGAATTATAGTAGACAAAGATATGAAATTTCTTGAACTAACTAAAGAAAAACAAGAAAAAGAAAAACAAATAATAAAAATACCAGCAAGTGATATGTCGAGTGCGTTTATAGACCTAAACAGAGATATTGATAACAGAGGACATTTAGAATATTGGTTAGATGGTGGAAGGGCTTCATTGAAGTCCTCTTTTTGTGGAGAAAAGATACCAGAATTATTAGAAAATAATCCTAATATGTGTGCATTATGTATAAGAAGAGTAAGCAATACTTTAAAAGATTCAGTTTATGCTCAAATTCAATGGGGAATTGATAAATTAAGTGAAACATATCCAGGGCTAATAGATGATTACAGCTTTAAAACTTCGCCAATGGAGATAACTAAAAGAAGCACAGGACAAAAAATATATTTTAGAGGAACAGATGATCCAGGCAAAATAAAATCAATAAAGCCACCTAAAGGAATGTATATAGGAATAATATGGTATGAAGAATTTGACCAAATACAAGGAATGAATGCAGTGAGAAAAATAAATCAATCCGTAATAAGAGGTGGAAATGATTTTATTGAGTTTTATACATTCAATACTCCAGCAAGTAGGCAACATTTTGTTAATAAAGAAAAAAGAATACCAAAATCAAATAGATTATCACACCATAGTGATTATAGAACATCTCCAAGGGAGTGGATAGGACAAGCTTTTATAGACGAAGCAGAATACACTAAAGAAACAGCGCCGATAATATATGAAAATGAATATTTGGGATTAGAAACTGGCGATGGAGGTAGTGTATTTGAAAATCTTGAATTAAGAGAAATAACTGATGAAGAAATTTCACATTTTGATAGACTATACAAAGGCATTGATTGGGGCTGGTATCCGGACCCCTTTGCTTACAACAATATGCACTTTGATATGGCAAGAAGAACATTATACATATTCGATGAATTAAGATGTAATAAAACATCTAATGAAAAAACATGGAGAATGCTACAAGATAAAGGAGTAACAAGTAGCGATTTAATAACTGCAGATAGTGCAGAAAATAAATCAATAGGAGATTACAAAAATTATGGAGCATTTATAAGAGGAGCAGAAAAAAGACCAGGAAGCGTTGAATATAGCATGAAATGGTTAGCAAGTTTAAATAAGATAATAATAGATCCTAAAAGATGCCCAGGAACAGCAATAGAGTTTAGCGAATACGAATTAGAAAAAGATAAAGATGGAAATATCATTACAGGTTATCCAGACAAGAATAATCATAATATCGATGCCGTACGCTATCGGACTTGAATGTATATGGAAAAAGAGAGGACAATAAAATGTTTGAAAGAATAATAAATTTTATAAAAGGAGCAATAAATAAAATGTTTAATACAGCTGATATAGCAAAAGATTTTAATATAGATATATCAACAAGCGATGAAGTGTTGTCTGCAATCGAGAGGTGGTCTGCTATATATAATGGCAAAGCGCCATGGATAAATGAAGAAGTAAAATCATTACATGTTGAAAAAACATTATGCGAAAAAGTTGCAAAAGCAGTAACAATAGAATTTAAATCTAAAGTTGATGACAAAGAAGTAGATAAAATTTATCAAAGATTTATAAAAAATATAAGAACTAATACAGAGTATGCGTTAGGAAAAGGCGGAATGTTTTTTAAACCATTTTATGCTAATGGGAAAATAAAAATTAGCTGTATTCAAGCAGACAAATTCATACCAACAAAATTTGATAGCACTGGCGAATTACTAGGTGCTATTTTTATTGATCAAATTACAAGAGGTAAAGAAATTTACACTAGACTTGAATATCAAGAATTAAATGATACAACGTTAACAATAAAAAATAAAGCATATAAGACTACGTTGCACAATGCTAATATATTAGGCAATCAAATAGCACTTTCACAAGTACAAGATTGGGCTAATATTCAAGAAGAAATACAAATAAACGATGTTAATAGATTACTAGGTGGATACTTTAAAATACCTATTGCGAATCCAGTTGATAATACTAGCCCAGTTGGAGTTGCAATATTTGCAAATGCAATTGGCACATTAGAAGAAATAGACAAACAATTCAGCAGAACATTATGGGAATATGAAGGCTCTGAACTTGCCATTGACATAGATGAACTTATGTTCAAAAAGGATAAAGCAGGCAATTCAATATTACCAAAAGGAAAAGAGAGATTATATAGAACAATTGATATTGACGGAGATAAAACAAGTAAATGGAATGTATTTAGCCCAGCGATAAGAGATACAGCACTATTTAATGGATTAAATGAATGGTTAAGGCAATGCGAAATCCAATGTGGATTAGTATTTGGAATTATATCTAAAATAGAAAATATTGAAAAGACAGCAACAGAAATAAAATCAAGTAAACAAGATTATTATGTAACAGTTTCAGATATACAAGGAGCATTACAAACAGCATTAGAAGATTTGATTTATAGTATAGATATTTTAATGAGTTTGTACGGTATCAAGCATAAAGTTGGAGCACTTGCAAGTTTTGACTGGGACGATAGCATTCTAATAGATAGTGAAAAGAAACAATCACAAAGTTTAATAGAAAGGAATGCAGGCTTAATAGATGATATTGAATACTTTGTACAAACAAGAGATTATTCAGAAGAAGAAGCAACAGAGTATGTCAATAAAATGAGAGAACGAAGCAAAGAACAAATACCTAACGATGTACAAGAGGAATAGTTTATGATAGAAAATAAAATACAAAGTGCAATAAAGTCTATTATAAGTATATATTCTAAAATGGAAGTAGAACTAATAGAGAAAATTGCAGAGCATTTTAAAATAAATGAAGAATTTATTAATAGTGATTATTGGTATTTTGAAAAACTAAAAGAACTTGGAGGACTAAATAATGAAACATTAAAGCTATTAGAAGAATATACAGGAAAAACAAAAAAGGAATTAGCAAAAGCAATGAAAGATATAGGCATAAGCTCTATACCTGTTGATCAATTAAATATAGCAACACAAAAAAATGCTTTATTAAATCCAGAAACAATAATAAATAGTGCAAATATACAAAATATAATACAATATAGTTATGATGAAATAGAAAAATCTTTTCTAAATTTAAACAAAACTATACAAGAACAAGTAAGGAAAACTTATACAGATATAATAACAGAAACATACATGAAAACAAATGCAGGTGTTTGTAGCTATCAGGAGGCAATATTAGAGAGTTTAGACAAGTTAGGCGACAAAGGCATATCTATACTTACCTACCAAGACAAAAACGGCTTAATAAAGAACTATGATGTTGTGGGAACAGTAAGAAGAGATTTATTAGTAGCAACAAGAGGACTAGTAGGAAAAGTAAATGAAGAAGTAATAAAAGAAAGTGGCAATCATATTGTAAGAGTCACTAATCACTTTGGAGCTAGAACTGGAGATGGAGGAGAAGATTACACAAACCATGCTTGGTGGCAAGGAAAACAATTCTTTTGTTGGAACTATGATGGAAATGCAACAGAAGAAGAAAAGAAATTACCAGATTTTATGGAGCATTGCAATTATGGAGATGTTCAAGGTATAGTAGGAATCAACTGTAAACACTTATTTACGGTGTGGTATGGCTCAACTAAAAAGGAAGATTTAGGATTTACTTATGATGAAAATAAAGAAGAATACGAAAAAACACAGAAACAAAGATATTTAGAAAATGGTACTCGTAAATGGAAAAGAAAACAAGTCATAGCAAAGAAAGTGCAAGATGAAGATGGCTATAACAAAGCAAGTTTAAAAACAAAGGAGTGGCAAGACAGATTACATAAATTTACTCAAGAAAATGACTTAAGAGAAGATTATAGTAGACAACATGTAAAAGGCTATAAGTCAGTCAATACTAAAGAAAAGCAGTACATAGACATAACAGAAGAAATAATAAAAAAAGATAAACAAGATTTTAAGTTAATAGAACAACAATATTATATCGATGAAAATGGAAATCGATATAATGTAGATGGTAAATATATTTTGTTAGAACCAACAGAAAGAGAAAAAGAAGTTGCAAATATGCTAGGTGAATTATATGGTGGAAATATAAAGATAATACCAAGAATAAATGAACCTAAAGGCATAAAGACTCCAGATTATATAGTAAAAAATAAAAGATATGATTTGAAACAAATTAGCGGTAGTGGAAAATATGTAATACAAGGGAACTTAAAAGGAAAACAAAAACAAGCTGATAACTTTGTAATAGATATAACAAAATCAAAGATGAGTACAGACGAAGCTATTAGACAAGTAGAAAATATCTATAACTCAAAACATTTTTTATGGTTAGATAGGATTATTTTACTTAAAGATAAAGAATTTCTAAAAATATATAAAAGAAAATAGAAGAAGTCAACTGTGAACCTAGAGGTTCTCAACTGACTTCTTTTAATAATATTATTAACTTAATTATACTATAAATTAGGCTAATAATCAATAGTTTATTCAGAAAATTGTAAAATATTCATTGTCCGCAATGACACTAAACTAAAAGTAAAATAACTAATAGGCTTTCGTGTTTGAAAGTCTATTTTTTATACAAAAATTCGACTGTATGCAGGTCGTGAATAAGTGCATAACTACATCGTGAACGAAAAACACGTAAAAGTTCGTAGTAGGAGAAAGGAAACATTATGAAAAGAAAATTTTTAGAAGATTTAGGGCTAGAAACAGACGTCATTGAAAAAATAATGACTGAAGCAGGAAAAGATGTAACATCTTTAAAAGCCAGAGTAGATGATTTAACAGAACAAATAAATGTTAAAGATACTACTATTTCAGAAAAGAACAATAAAATAGCTGAACTTGAAAAAGTGGACGTCGAGGCTATTAAAACAGCTGAGTATGAAAGAGGCAAAACAGAAGGTTCTAAAGAAATCGAAGTTTTCAAAAAGCAAAATGCTTTAGACAAAGCTTTATCTAAGTATAAAGCAAAAGATGCTAGTATTTTAAGTAAAATGCTAGACATGGAAAAGGTTAAATATAATGACAAATTTGAAATTGTGGAGGGATTAGAGGAACAAGTAAACTCTATCAAAGAAAGTCACGATTATTTATTTGACAATGATAAACCTTTGCCAACATTTTCAGGTCCAACACAAGGACCGCAAGGAAAAGTAATAAGTGGAGATCCAGAAAAAATGGACTACAACACTTATAAACAATGGAGAAAACAAAATAATTAGAAAGAAAGAGGTAATAGAATATGGGAAACACAATATTAACACCACAAATAATTGCTAATGAAGCATTAATGGTATTAGAATCAAATTTAACTATGGCTAATTTAGTACATAGAGATTATTCAAAAGAATTTGTACAAGTAGGAGATACTATAACAGTAAGAAAACCAAGCAAATTTGTTGCTAAAAATTTTATAGGAGAAACAGAAGAACAAAATCTATCAGAAGGTTCAGTGCCTGTTAAATTAGATAGATACAGAGATGTTACAATCCCTGTAACATCAAAAGAAATGACATTAGATATAAAAGATTTTAGTGAACAAGTAATTACTCCTGCATTAAGTGCAATTGCTCAAGCAGTAGACATTGATTTATTAACAGTAGGAATTGAAAAAGCTGGTTCTAAAGTATCTGTATCAGCAACACCAGTTATAGGAGATATTGCTAATGTTGCAAAAGCATTAGATAAAAAGAAAGCTCCAAGAGATAACAACAGAAATTTAGTCTTAGCAGTAGATACTTTGTATAAATATAATACTTTAGATAATTTTGCTAAAGCATGTTACAAAGGAGATAGTGAAGCTTTAAAAGAAGCTGAAATTGGAAAAGTTTACACTATGAACTCATTTATGAGCCAAAATACACCTGAAAACACATCGGCAACAGCTGGAACTGCTACTGCTTATAAAGTAAAATGTACAAAAGGAGCTATTCAATTCACTGTATCTGATGGCTCTGCAAAAACAGGTACTATTAAAGCAGGAGACAAATTAATCGTTAATGGCTATTTATTTGAAGTAGCAGAAGATGCAACTTTAGCAGATGGGGCAGGAACATTAAAAGTAACTGAAAAAGTACCATTTGCAATAGAAACACCTGTAAGTGCAATGCTTATAAATAAAGCTCACTCTTTAGGCTTCCATAGAAACGGCCTAGCTCTAGTAACTAGACAACTAGAATTGCCACAAGGAGCAGCTAAAGCAGCGATTGCTTCAGCAAATGGATTAGCTGTTAGAGTTGTGTTTGATTATGATTCTAAAACAAAAACTGACAAAGTTTCTTTTGATATTATCTATGGAGTAAAAGACTTGGATGATGATCTATTAGTAGACTTTGCATAGAAAGGAAAAGGGCATGACAAGTTATATCGATTATAATTTTTATGTAGATTCATATAAGGGCGACATGCCCGAAGAAAATTTTGAAAAATTAGCATTAAGAGCAAGCGCTGAAATACAAAAAAATATTTTTAATAGAGATATAGAAAAATATAAAGATGAAGTACAAATAGCAACTTGCTCTGTTGCTGATATATTGTTTAAAATTGAACAATTAGAATCAAGAAAAAACAAGTTAGCAAGTAGTAATGTTAATGATAAAGTCGTTTCTAGTGAAAGCGTAGGCGATTTATCAAGAACATTCGCAAATACTACTAACTTAACTGACCTTGAAAAAGAAATTTCTAACCAGAAAAATAAGATACTAGAAGAAATTAGATTATATCTATTACATACAGGCTTATTATATAGAGGTGTTTGATATGGAAGATATGTTTGACAAAGATATAACCATAATAAATCAATATATAGACAGTGACCATAAGAAAGCATACAAAGTAAGCTATGTGAAAGGCTTTTGGAGTTCTAATGATGGAGTATCTATAAATGGGACACAATTAACTAAAAGTGATGGTTTATCCGCAAGAATATTAATGAATGATAGTAGAAACAAACCATATCAAAAGCCAGAAGAGTTTAAAAAGGAGCAAAAAACGTGGACATTGCAAAACGATGATTATCTAGTAAAAGAGAAAGTAGAAGACTTTACTACTATAATTAAATTATTAGAAAATTATCAAGATGTAATAAAAATTACTAATATTGCTATTAAAGACTATGGTTCAGAAGATATGTGGCATTTTGCTATAACAGGAGCTTAATATGAAGTTGGATTATATGGTAGCTTTTAGTGGTATTCAAAAACAACAAATCATAGATAAATATGGTCTTGAAGGTGGAAGGACACAAAAAGTAATCGACAGCAGTTTTATGGGATATGTTGATAAGTATATGCCACAAGATAGCAATCAAATGATAACAAGTATGTATAATTCCACAAAAATTGGAAGTGGAGAAATTAATATAAACACACCCTATGCTCATTATCAACACGAGGGTGTTTTATATGTTGATCCTAAATACAAAAAAGGTGCTTTTCATGATCCTATAAGTGGCAGGTATTGGAGCAGACCTAATATTAAGAAGGTTCCAAGTGGTAAAAAATTGAATTATCATGGAGGAGCTCTAAGAGGAGACCATTTTGTAGAAAGAATGTTGGCAGACCATTTTGAAGATATATTAAATGCAGGTCAAAAGGAGATAGATAAATAATGTCAGAAGAAAAAGCAATGATAGAAAAAGTAAGAGATTATATGGCTAAATGCCCGTATTTAGATAAGTATGCAGAGTTGAATGTAGAATATTTAGTAGATAAAGTTAAAGCTTATTCCATAAATGAAAATGCAGGATATAATCCAATACTAAACAAATTCTTAAGAGGTTCTGAAAGACAGTTTTTGTTTACTTTTGATAGTAAATTACATTGGAACGAAGATATACAAAACAATATAGATAATTCTAAAACATTTGAAGACATAAGAAATTGGTTAGAAAATAATAAAAAGGAAAAAATTTTTCCAGTCATACCTGGGGTATATGACATTGGTGCGACTACAAATGGCTATATATTTGCTACTAATGCAAATGAAGCAATTTATCGTATCCAATGTTTTTTATATTATTTTAAGGAGGAATAAAAGTGGCAAATTTAACAAAAATAAATAGAGATGAATTAGTTGAATTTTTAAATACAAAGCCAAAAGAGCAGACAGCAAATTGGGCATTGATCGGCATAGGAATAACTGATAAATCTACAGACTACAATGCTGAAAAGACAGAAGAAAAATGGATTATACATAGAAACAAAAATGTAACTGTAGATAGTTATGGCTTAACATCAGGAGTAGAACAAACATGCTACAAAGGTGATGAAGTATTTGAATTTATAGACAATATAAGATATAGATTATTGACTGGTTCAGATGCTGAAACAAGCTTATTAGAAATAGATAAATATAGTGTTGATGAAGCTGGAAGTACACCAAAATATAGAGCAAGATTATGGACAGTTTCAATAGAAATAGGCTCTAATGGTGGAGATAGTGCAAAAATAAATTATACAATAAACTATACAGGGGACCCAACATTTGGAACAGTTACATTTGCAGACGGAAAACCTACATTTGCAGAAGAAACAGGAAATTAAATAAAAAAACATATAAATACATTGTAATTGCAAAATTCGACAATTTTTTCAATTACAATGTATTATACTTCTTTTATATATTATAAAAGGAGGAATAATTATGGCAATGAAAGTATGCAAAGATTGTGGGACAGAAGTAAGTAAAAGTGCTAAAGTGTGCCCTGAATGTGGTAAAAGATTAAAAAATACAGTTTTAAGAGTCATTTTAGGGATATTAGTTATTGTTATTGGAATTGGAGCAATAGCAAGTGGAGGAGATAGTTCTGTACAAACAAGTAACAACAATAAACAAGAAAAATTTACTCTTATATCAGATAAAAAGACAACAGATGCTGTAGGAACAACTTATATAGAAGGGGAAATAAAAAACAATACGGACAAATCATATTCTTATGTACAAGTAACATTTAACCTATATGATGATAATGGAGCACAATTAGGAACTGCTGTTGACAATATAAACAATTTAGAGCCAAATGCAACTTGGAAATATAAAGCATTAGGTTTAGTTACTGAAAAAGTGTCAAGCTATAAACTTGTAGAAATAACAGGTTGGTAAAATAATAATTTTATTAAAAAAACACTAGAAAGACTAGTGTTTTTTTATTATGGAGGAAACATGGAAAATTATATAAAAATTAAGCCTAAAAAAGATATTTTAAAATTAGGCATAATGGATGAAGATGATAATATTGTTAAGGACAATAATGGAAATGAAATATATTTAGAGTTTGATTTGGCAGATATAGATTTACCAATAAAATATAATAAATGTGTAGGAATGATAAATGAAGCAAAAAAAGAATTAAAAATGCAAATGGTAATAATAGATAAAAAGCAAGACCATAAAGGTAAAGGTTATTTAAGCCAGAATGAAGAAGCTAAAGTAAAAGCAATTAGAAGTTTTTATAAAAAAATGGAGACGGCAATGGACTTATTTTTAGGCGAAGGTGGAACGAGAAAATTTTTAAATGGAAGAAAGCCTTATTATGAAATGTTTGATGATATAGGTGAAGCATTAAAACCATACGAAGACAAATTTAGATTAACAATAACAGATATGACAGAAAGAATAAAAAATAAATACAAAGTAGTTGAGAGCGATGTGTTAACTGATGAATAGTTATGTTGAATATGCATTAGTTAATAATAAAAAATATAAAATAAATACAGATTTTAGGGTAGCATTGAAGTGTAATGAAGTAGCTGAAAGCAATGTTTCGGAAGAAGAAAGAGCATTGGCAATAATATATTTATTATTTGGGGAGAAAGGCTTGAGTAATTCAGATGATTGGGAAGGACTACTAAAAATTGCTACAAAATATTTAAACATAAAGAAAGAGAATAATAGCGAAGAAAAAGAAGCAAATATGTCTTTTGAAGAAGATTGGGGATATATACAAGCTTCTTTTTTTAGTGATTACAATATAGATTTATCAAAAACAAAAATGCACTGGTGGCAGTTTTTTGATTTGCTATGTGGATTGACTGAAAAATGCGTATTTAATAGAGTTAGGTTTGTTAGGGATTTTGATATTAGTCAAATAAAAGATAGCAAAGAAAGAGAAAGATGGATTGAACAAAAAAAACAAGTAGCTTTAAAGATTAAAGATACAAGCAAGACAGCAGAGCAATTACGACTAGATAGACTTTTCGAAGAGCAACTAGAAGGTAGGTGATGTAGTTGGATGGTTACCTAAAAATTAAAACTAAAATAGATAACAAAGATGTAGACAAAGGAATAGAAGAATTAGAAAATAAAGTGAAAAAATTGCAAGAAGATAATTCAAAATCAGGTACAGAACAAAATCTATTACAAAAAGAATTAGAGAATTATAAAGAATTGCAGGCAAAAGCAGATTCATATAAGCAAAAAATAAAAGAATTAAAAGCAGAAAAGATGGCTATGTTTAAAAATAATAGTGCTCTTGCTGTTTCCGTTGATACTCCTGAATATGCAAACATAAAAGCGCAAATTGCAGATATGAAACAAAAATACACACAAGCAACTGCTGAAATAGATAAACAAAGTCCAAAAATAGAAAAAGTTTATAGTAAATTAGATAAGATAAAAGCAAAGCAAACTGAAAATAACGCAAAAATACAACAATTTAAATCAAAAATAGAATCAATAAAAGCCAACAACGTTAGAAGCTCTATAGATGGAATAGGTAAAAGCATAACCGGTCAAATATCTAAAATAGGAAAAATGGCTATAGCCGTAGTAGGAATTAGGACAGCATGGAGTGCTGTAAGAAGTGCGATTAATTTAGTTAGTCAATACAATCCACAGATGTCAGCAGACTTGCAATACATGGGGTATTGCATTGCTAATATAGTAGCACCAGCAGTTCAATGGCTTACTAGGTTATTGTATACAGCTTTAAGTTATATAAATGCAATAATGCAAGCTTGGTTCGGAATTAATATATTTGCAAATTCAAGTGCAAAAGCATTTAAGAAAATGCAATCAAGTGCAGGAGGAACAGCAAAATCTGCTAAAGAAATACAAAAATCATTGCAAGGCTTTGACGAAATGAATGTATTGTCAGACAATTCAAATGATTCTTCAGGAGGCAGTGGTATTGCAACACCGAGTATGGATTTAAGTAATATGCAAGGGGAAATACCAGAATGGCTAAAATGGATTATAGACAATAAAGATTTAATTTTATCGGTTATTTCAGGAATTACAGTTGGACTCTTAGCATGGAAATTAGGTTTAGATGGAATAAAAGCATTAGGAATAGGGGTACTAATATCAGGAATTGTATACACAATCCAAAGTTTAATTTCATATTTAAATGATGGATCTTGGGAGAATTTTGGAAAAATAATTCAAGGAATTGGTGTAGCCTTATTAGGACTCGCAATAGTAATAGGTAGTGTCCCATTAGCTGTTGCAGGAGCTATTACATTAATTGTAGGAACTATAGTTAAGTACTGGGAGCAAATAAAGGCATTCTTACAAAATGGAATTGACTGGCTAACAGGTAAAAGTGATTGGGTCCATGAAATGTTTGGAGACACTATTGGAAATATATATGATATGTTTGTTAATAGCTTGCAAAACTTATTAAATTTATTCGATAGTATATTTACAATGGTAAAGGGAATATTTGATGGATTTATAATGTTTATCAAAGGTGTATTTACTGGCGATTGGAAAATGGCTTGGGAAGGAATAAAAAAAATCTTTACAAGTATTTGGGAAGGAATAAAAGGAGTGTTCTTTGCTGTTTGGAATCAAATAAAAAATGTTGTAGTCACTGTTGGAAAAACAGTAGGGAACATTATAGCGAATACATTTAAAGCTGTTGTAAATGGAGTTTTAAGAGCAATTGAAAGCATATTAAATTTTCCTATAAAGTCAATTAATAGGTTAATTGGAGTAATAAATAATGTGCCAGGAATTAATTTGGGTTATTTAAGTACTTTTAATTTACCGCGACTTGCAAAAGGTGGTATTATTTCTCAACCTACGCAAGCAATTATAGGAGAAGCAGGAAGAGAAGCGGTTGTACCACTAGAAAACAATATGGAATGGTTAGATATGTTGGCAGATAAACTTGCGTCAAAAATTGGGGGCAATAGTGGATGTTACATAATTAATATGGATGGAAGAGTAATACAAAGAGGTATTGCTAAAAGACAGCAAGAGCTAGCTTTCGCTAGAAATGGGAGGTAGACATGTTAATAGATAATGATAGTTTAATAATAGATGGAATTAAAATGGCTCAATATATTACAAAGGCTAAATTTGGTTATCATAAAATATGGGGTAAAGATACAGGCAGAGCACTGTCAGGAGATAATTCTGGAACATTGAAAGGTATATATCCTAAAATAACCATGACTTTTAGAAAATTAAATGATGAAGAGATAGGCATAGTCCTATCTCTTTTTAATAAGGCTGAAAACAAAGTGACATTTTATAACCCAGATTTGAAGAAAAAAATACAAAATATGTCTTGCTATTCAAATGACCAGGAGTATGATCAATCACTTCTAGGGAAAATTGAAGGTTATAGCAGTGCAGTGATTTCGAACAAGAAAAGGGAGTATTATGAATGATAAATGTACAAGAAAATTTTAAAATTGACTTAAGAACGTACGGCAGGCAATTTAATATAAAATTAAAAGTAAATAATTCTGATTTTAATGCAGATAATTTAAATTATATAAAGCCTTCATTTACTACACCCTTATTCAAAACAATAATGCATCAAATAGAACTTGATTCAAAGGTATTCATGTCCAAAGGCACTAAAATTAGCGGAAGAATAGGGGTAAAAGTTAATGAAAAGAACTATAAATATATTGATTTAAATAATTATTATGTACAAAGTTGTGAAAGACAAGAAGATACAAATTCATATAGAGTTTTGGCATATAGCAAAATGAAAGAAGCTATGGTTGACTATGATTTGAGCTTTGCAGGAAAGATAACTGTTAGAAATTATCTAATAAAAGTATGTGAAAGATTAGGCTGGAATACTGATAATATTCCAGCCACTTTTATTAACTCTGAAAAAATGATAGATCCTAATTTACATACAGGAATAAAATATAGTTTTAGAGATGCTTTAGATGAAATTGCAACAATTACATGTAGTTTCTTAATGTTTAAGGGAGATAATTTTTATTTATTATATTTAACAGAAACAAACGAGACAATTGATGAGAGTTATCTAGATGAGGACAATGTTACGATAGGGGAAAAATATCTTATAAATTCATTAGTATTTAGCAGAGCCGAAGAAAGCGATAATATTTACAGAAAAGACAATACAAGCATTACTGCGAATGGGTTGCATGAATATAGAATAGCAGATTGTCAATTATTAAGTACAAATGATAGAGCTGATTATATAGATGAAATGTTTAACTATTTAAAAACATTGGAATTTTATATTTTTGATGTTCAAAGTAAAGGAATTTTATTTTTAGAGGCATGCGATTTGTTTAATCTTAAATTAAGCAATGTAACATATAAAGTAGCTTTGCTAAATGATGAAATAAACATAGATGATGGATTAACAGAAAACTTATTTTTAGATAAAACAGAGGAAACTGAAACAGAATATAAATATGCTGACAGCACAGATAAAAGAATTGATCAAGCATATATATTAGTCGATAAACAGAATAAAAAAATAACTCAACTAACCAAAGAAACAACAGAAAATTCTAAAAAGATAACTAAAGTAGAGCAAGATATAAACGGAGTAACCACAAAAGTATCTTCAGTAGAAACAGAAATAAATTCTCTTAAAGAAACAACAGTAAATAAAGTACAAGTTCAATATGCGTTAAGCGATAGTTCAACAAACGCACCAGAAACTGGTTGGAGTACAACAGCACCGGTGTGGGAAAGTGGAAAATATATGTGGCAAAAGACTGTTACAACATATTCTGACGGTTCAAAAACATCATCTAATCCAATCTGCATACAAGGAGCCAAGGGAGAAACCGGAGCAAGTGGAAGTGATGGCGCAGATGGTAAAGATGGAGAAAATGGAAAAGGAATATTAAATACTGTTGTAACATATCAAACAGGAACATCTGGAACAAAAGCACCAACAGGAACATGGAGCACAACAATTCCAAATGTTTTAGCAGGACAATTTTTGTGGACCAAAACTGTTATAACGTACACAGACAACACAACATCAACATCTTATAGTATCTCTAGACAAGGAGAAAATGGAGAAAATTATTGGAAAAGTAATGTTACGGTAGATTTGACAGATACAACTTTATATGACGAAAATAAATATTATCCTGTCACAGGCTCAAATCTAGGTACGACTGAATATAGAAATATTAAAATATATACTACGTTAGGCTCTTCTGGAAAACCAAGCTGGAGCACCCATAATTCTGGGTTTTCGGCTAATCTTGAACTTGCAACTTTAGGTTCTGGGTGGGGAACAACAAATGCAGAATGTATCATTTATTCTGACAATTATAGATTCTGTGCAGTGTCACCAATAAGTTTTATGCAACTCACATATTCTTCTACTCCAGTAGTGTATTTAAGAGGCGGAGGAAAATATTATATAAAAACTGATTACGCATGTAGCTGGACAATAAGACCTGAAGGTTATACATGGACAGGCGGTAATTATTCTCAAACAGCTCCCGTAAAAGACAGTAGACCTACGCTAGAAGGAACTAATATTAAAGGAAAAGATGGCAAAGGAATTAAATCAATACAAGACCAATATTATTTATCAGATTCGAACACAACTCAAACAGGTGGAACCTGGAAAAATACTCAAGATCCTTGGGTATCTGGAAAATATATTTGGACGAGGTCTCATATTACTTGGTCAGACAATACAACAACAGATACAACACCAGTTTTAGCAAGTGCATTAAATACGGCAAATGAAACCGCAAAAGATACAGCAAATAATCTAAATAATAATTATTATACAAAAACACAAACAGATTCTCAAATAACACAAAAAGCAGATGAAATAACACAACGAATTAATTTATTAGCAAATTTAACTCAAGCAACAACAGGAACAAAAACAATAGTATTAAGTAATTGTGCAAAAGGAAATCTATTAAAATTACAAATTAAAGGAAACAATGAAGTCTTTAAATATTTATATCCTAGTGACACATTATATCCAAGTAATTCATTATATCCATACGGAGATAGCAGGATACTTGTAAATGAAGTGCAATATGAACTAGGGATAATAGACGTATTAAGGAAAAATGGCAATACATACGATGAATATATATTAGAAGAAGGACAAGCTAAAGTAATCCGCAGGATAAATGTAGACGGAACAATAAAGACAACACCAATAGTAGAAGAGCTAGGGGAATTTAGTATTCTATTAAATGAAGGTACAAACACAATTAAGATACTAAATTATACTGCAGAAATCACTGCTAAATATGTTATTAAAAGTGATTACACAGAAGCATTTGCAACTAAAGTTGAAATGAACTCTAGCATAGAACAGACTGCAGAAGGAATAAACCAAGTAGTACGCAAGAAGGTGGATGAAAATGAAATTATTTCAAAGATTAACCAAACAGCAGAAGATCTTACTATTGATGCTAATAGGATTAATATTAACGGCACGGTTTCTGCCAATGGAAATTTCAAAGTAGATACAAACGGGAATATGGAATGTGTTAATGCAAAAATAAATGTACGAGGGGGAGAAAATACAGGTGATCCCTCTGGATTAAATTTAAAGGTAACTAATCCAAATGATAATTATAATTACAGTGGACTTGCACCAGATTTTTTTATTGTAAGAAATGGGGAAGATAACTATGTAAATTCAGAAATAAATAAATTTGGAACTTCGCTACAGTTAATGAACTCATTGGAAAGCTATATAACTATGAGAGCAAAATCTGGAAGTGCGGGGACTACATGGATTACGAGCGATTCCTATACATCAGTGAGTAGTACAGGTATAACAACTCCAACTCTAACACAAACCTCAAAAGCAGAAAGCAAAAAGAATTTTGAAAAATTTACATTAAAAGAAGCAAAAGAAATACTTAATAATACAGATATATACAAATACAATTTAAAAACACAAGATGATAAAGATAAAAAACATATAGGCTTTGTCATAGGTGATGATTATAACTATTCAGAAAAAATAACAAGTGAAAAAAATGATGGAGCTAATATTTATTCAATGACATCTGTACTATACACAGTAGTACAAGAACAGCAAAAACAAATAGAAGCGTTGCAACAAAGAGTTGAAAAATTAGAAGGAGGACAAGATAAATGAGTTTAGTAAAAACAATATTAACTAAAATTGGATTTGATAATGGAAGTCAACCAGCTATAAATGATACTAATTTAAATCAAATGCAAACTAATATACAAACTGCAATAAGCACGTTAGAAACGAATATAGAGAATGCAATAGTGGACAACCTAACAAGCATAGATTCTAAGAGTTTTTTATCTGCAAAACAAGGGAAAGTGTTGAATGATAAAATTGCAGATACAGGATGGGTAAATTTTACATTAAGTAATGGATGGGAAAATCTGGGTGGAAATTATCCACCTGCTCAATATAGGAAGATTGGAAAGCAAGTATTTCTAAGAGGATTAATAAAGAATAATTCTTCTAATGCTACAGCACTATTAAATCTTAATAGCTCAATAAAGCCTCTTAAGACAATGTACAGTATTGCAACTGAATCTGATGTAGTAAAACCTGTGTATATTGAAACATCTGGAAGTATTAATATAGGAAACTACACGAAAGGTAATTGGGTAAATTTAGGAAATATATCTTATTTTATAGATTGAAAGAAAGAGGATTGGCAAATAAATGTATTATCGGTTTTAGCAACTGCAACAAAAGCAATACAAGAACAACAAGAACAAATAGAACAACTAAAAAAAGAAAATTACTTTATGCAAGATTTAATTAAAAGAATAGAAAAATTAGAAAATGAGCAAAAGGGGTGAGAAAAGTTGGATAATACAGTAGCAACAGTAATAGCCTTCATAGTATCAATGATGCCTATTTTCACAGTAATAATAAAACTAAATAGTACAATAACAAAATTAAACACAACAATAGAGGTGTTAACTGAACAAATGAAGTTTAGTCAAAAAGATAGAAATAAGATTCATGAGCAATTAAATGACCACGAAACAAGACTATCAATATTAGAATTAGAATCAAAGGGAGGTAAAATATAATGGAAAACAAGAAGCTAATAATTACAGCAGTTGTAACAATCATATTAGCATTAGCAGGAGTATTTTTTGGAATAGAATACTCACAAGAAGATGTAGACAAAATAAGCGAAGGTATAGAAACAGTAGTCAATATAGTGGACAACCAGTCTACAACAGAAATACCAGAAGCATATATAGAAGATGAACAAAAGCTTGAAGGGCAAGAAACAGAAGATGAAGGATTTGAACTACAAGGAGAAATTGCGTATAACGGAAGTTCAGAACTTCCAAACGTACAACTAGGACAATATACAGGACTTACATATTATTCACAAATAGATAGTAGATGGAAAAATAAAATGTATAGCTCAACAGGAAACAGTTCACAAACAATGGGTTCAAGTGCATGTGGACCAACATGTAGTGCCATGGTAGTATCAAGTATTAAAGGTACAATAACACCACCAGAAATGGCAGACTTATATGTTAAGTATGGATTTAGAAGTGCTAATAACGGTACATATTGGAGTGCATTTAGGTGGACAGCAGATGTGTTCGACATAGGTTATAAAGAAATATATAAACTAAATGATGTATGCGACTTGTTGGAAGAAAACTATATGGTAATAAGTGCTTGTGGAAACGGTTTATTTACAACAGGAGGACACTTCATATTAATATATGGCTATGAAGATACTAACGAAAATGGACAATGTGATAGTGGAGATAGATTAAAGATATATGACCCATACTTGTATTCAGGTAAATTCAACTTATCTACGAGACGTGGTAAGGCAACAGTTGAAGGAAATACAGTATATGTAGAAAAAGAAACATTTAGAGCATATGCAAATTATTCAGGTTTCTTCGCTTTTAAAAATGACAGAAGTGTACAGAACAGTACAGAAGTGAATAGTACAGATGTAACAACAGCAACATACACAAGATATGTAAAAGTAAATACTTCATTAAATTTAAGAAGTGGACCTAGCACAAATTACAGCATAGTAGGCAGAAAATATAACGGAGATAAAGTAACAGTTTACAAAGAAAGTTCAAATTGGAGTAATATTGGAACAAATGAATGGGTGTCTAGTGATTACTTAACAGATACCAACGTACAAGTTCCAAATACAGTAGGGCAATATAAGAAACTAAAATCAACAACTACATTGTATTCAAATTCAAATTTGACAGGTACAAGATATACATATTTAAAAAATACAAAAGTTAAGATATTACAGAATGTGTCAAGTACCGTAGATAGAGTTTATATTAGTGCAACTGGCAGATATGCTTATGTAGATAATTCAGCATACGGAACAACAGTATCAGGAGTAAATCTAACAGGGCAATACAAAAGATTTAAAAGCAATACAATAATATATTCTAATTCTAACTTAACTGGAACAAGATATTATTATTTACCAAATACACGAGTGAAAATATTAAAGGATTTAGGAAATATTAATTATATTTATGTAAAAGCAACAAATAGATATGGCTATGTTTCAGAAAATGTTTATAGATAAAAAATAAGCAAAAACATCCAAAAATCAAGGTATATAAGTATATTCTTGGAAAATAAAAAAGGCTTAAAAGCGATTTTGAAAGGTCGATTTTTGACTAAATTTATCGTTTTTTTATCATTGCAAATAAATGTAAATTGTGCTATAATAATATTGTTACTTAAGGATAGAAAGGTAGCTATCACGACCTATATGGTTCTGTAATGAGATGTAGGGGTGCCGACCTACTAAGTAACAATCTTTATAGAATTAAAGATTTTTGGGGGAATGTAGGTAGAGATCAGTTGAGATAATAGCTGGTCTCTTTTTTTATTTTAGAAAATTATAAAATTTCATTGACAAAAATATAAAAAATGGTATAATATTACATTGCAAATAGAAATATTTGATATTATGTAAATTTTGTGCTATAATAATTATAGTATCATATTATATATTATTGTTCATAATATATTTTAGGTGATATTATGATAATTAAAGGGTTTAAAAAATATAATGATAGGAGGAGGATGCATATGGTTAATAAAATTAATAAAAAAACTTCAATAGAAGAATTACTAATTGAAGAAATAGAAAATTCTAGTACTAATGATTGGAACGAATTATGTGATGCATGTTCTTCTTTGATAGATGAAGCTGAAATGACAGATTCAGATATTGATGACATAGTAATGAAAGTTAAAAATGGTGCTATGTAAT